TCAACACACCGATGGGCAACATCGTGAAAGGACTACTTGAAGGTGGTTGTCAGTTAGGCGTCTCTAGTCGTGGTATGGGAACCGTTGCATCTAAGAACGGCCGCAGTGAAGTTAATGATGACTTCACACTATCCACAGTTGATATTGTACAAGATCCAAGTGCTCCATCGGCGTTCGTCAATGGAATCATGGAAGGCGTAGAATGGATCTGGGATAATGGTCTACTTAAGCCGCAACAAATTGAGAAATATGAGACTGAAATTAGAAAAACATCTTCACCAAATTTGGCTGAAGCCCAGGTGCGTATCTGGAATGATTTCCTCTCCAACCTGTAATTAAGAAAAACACAATGGAAAATAACCTAGATAACCTACAAGAAGACGAAGTCATTATTGAAGACATCGACGTTGATGCCTTGGAAACTCTTGATGAAACTTTGGACCAGGACATCACTGAAGCCAAAGTTAATCCAAAAGAGATTGACGGTGAAGACGACGACGACAAAGAAGACGATGGCGAAGGTCTTGATAAGACTGGAGACGAAGATTCCGACGTTGACAATGATGGAGACAGCGACGAAGCTGATGAATATCTTACTAAGCGTCGTAAGACGGTTGCTAAGAAGATTGCAAAAGAAGAAACTGAAATGGACGAAGACTTACAACTAGACGAAGCGATTAGCGATACTTTAAAGGATTTGATTTATGATTTCATCGGTGCAGCTGGAGATGCTCGCTCGGATGAAAACATTAATGATATTCTTTCTAAGATCAAGAAGCAACCAGGCGGCGAAAAGATTGCAAAAGACCTTGAAGATGGATTTGACAAAATCCATTCTGGGCGCCCAAACAATCAAAATGATGGTAGACCACAAGATCTATCGCGTGCTCCAGGTCGTATTACTAAAGCTGGTAAGTTAAATAAGACTGATGCTGCAAAGCTTAAGTCAATCATCAAAGCTAAGTATGGCATGAAAGAATCATTTGAATTAGACGAAGCGGCATCAACTGACGTTAAGGTCGTTGGTAAAAAGTTGGGACTCAGCGACGTTCAGCTTAATAAGCTAGAGATTGCTGGACGCAAGCATTACGGATCAAAAACCCAATCGGTTTTAGTTAAAATACTTAATGCTATCAATGATGCATCCGGCCTTCACCGTAAAGTGCTATTGAAAACAGCAACGTCTGGTGACTTTGGTATGCTTGATCTATTTGTAAATGATCGCGATGAAGACATGGACGAATCGTTTGAATCCGAAGACATCACTCGTCTAATTAAAAGCGAAGAAGGACTAACCGAAGAATTCAAGGATAAGGCTGCTATCATTTTTGAAGCCGCAGTATCTTCTAAGGTTAACGAAATCGAAGCAACGTTGGTAGAACAGTATGAGTCCCGTCTTGCCGAAGAAGTTGAAAGCGTTAAGAGCGTTCTTGAAGAACAAGTTGACAGCTATCTCACCTATGCAGTTGAATCCTGGATGGAAGAGAACAAGGTTGCAGTTGAATCTTCACTACGTACTCAGCTCGCCGAAAACTTCATCTCAGCATTGAAGACCGTATTCGTCGAAAATTATGTCGATGTACCTGACAGTAAGGTTGATTTGTTTGCTCAGCTTGAAGCTGAAAACAGCAACCTAAAGGAAGAATCCGCGAAGTTTAGCCGCATCGCAGAATCTCTCGCAGACCGTGTTGATACACTTGTTCGCGAACAGATTGTAACTGAAGCTTCCGCTGGTCTCGCAGATACACAGGTCGACAAATTAAAGAAACTTGTCGAAGATGTCGAATTTGTTGATGAAGCTACCTATCGTAAGAAGGTTTCTACCATCAAGGAATTTTACTTCAATGGCGCACAAGGAACTGAAGATATAACATTAACCGAAGATGCTGATGATTCTTTCGTCAGCACTGAAACAATCATCGAAGGAGAGTCAATGAATGACAACCTATCTCCTGAAATGAAATCCTATTTGACCGCTCTATCAAGAATGAATAAGGCTGTAACGGCTGACCTTCTCTAAGATAACGGTTTTCCCAAACCAAAACAACAACAAAGAAAATAGACTATTATGTTTAACTCCGATAACGCACAAAAAAATTGGGCACCGGTACTTGACGCGCCAGACGCACCTAAGTTCAAGGATAACTACCGCCGTGCAATCACCGCTGTTCTACTCGAAAACCAAAAGAAGGCTCTCGCTGAAGAACGCTCTCACTCATCCTTCCTTACCGAAGGTAACGTCAGCGGTATTGGCGCTGATGGTACAGGCGGCGGCTCCGGCGCAATCAAGACATGGGACCCAGTTCTCATCAGTCTTGTTCGTCGTGCAATGCCTAACATCGTTGCTTATGACATTGCCGGTGTTCAGCCAATGACAATGCCAACAGGTTTGATCTTCGCAATGCGTAGTCAATACCAAACAACCCCTAATAACCGCGCTGGTGATGTTGAAGCACTCTTCAACAAGCCTGACATTAACTTCTCTGGTAAGCTAACAACAGCTGAAGGTGAAGCTCTTGACGGTAATTCATCCGCAGGTGCAACTGGTGTGCTTCAAGCAGGTCGCACTGTCGCTGGTGGTGGTTTCGGCCAAATGGGTTTCACGGTCGACAAGACCACGGTTACCGCAAAGACCCGTGCGCTTAAGGCTGAATACACCATGGAACTTGCTCAGGACCTCAAGGCTGTTCATGGTCTTGACGCTGAAGCAGAACTTGCCAACATCCTCTCTGTTGAAATCCTTGCGGAAATCAACCGTGAAGTTATTGAAACTGTTAACCTAAAGGCAAAGACTGGTGGTTATAACGATTCCGGTAACTACGACATCGACCAAGATTCCGATGGTCGTTGGGCTGTTGAGAAGTTCAAGACTCTTGGCTTCCAATTAGACGTTGAAGCTAACTCCATCGCTAAGGCAACACGTCGTGGTAAGGGTAACTTCATCATCTGCTCCAGCAACGTTGCTTCCGCACTTGCTGCATCTGGTGTCCTTAACTACGCTCCAGCACTTAGCACCAACCTAAACGTTGATGATACTGGTAACGTATTTGCAGGTGTTCTTAACGGTCGCCTCAAGGTCTTCATCGACCCATTCAGCACATCTGACTACATCACTGTAGGTTACAAGGGTGCAAATGCATACGATGCTGGTATGTTCTACTGCCCATACGTTCCACTTACTATGGTTCGTGCAGTTGATTCTAACACGTTCCAACCAAAGATTGGTTTCAAGACTCGCTACGGCTTAGTTGCGAACCCATTCGCAGGCACACCAGAAGCTCTTGAAGGTACTGGTGCAAACGGTGCAAACCCATACTACCGTACATTCACCGTCACCGGTCTTTCCGGTGCAAATGGATTCGGTTACAATGGCGTTAACCCACTCCTTGCGTAATCCTTAACGGATAACACAATTCATAGGAGCTACTCGAAAGGGTAGCTCCTTTTTTGTCTATAAATACAAATATGGTGACATCCAATAAAAATCTATTATCGCTTACTGGATTTAAGTTACAAATCTCAGGGGCCGATTATGTTAATACAGAATACTTTGCAGTATCAGCAACCTTGCCAAGTATTAACCTACCCGAAATTGAATTAAGCTATCGTAACCAACATGGATTCCTACCTGGTGAAAAGATCCAATATGATCCAATCAATATTCGTATTGCGGTTGATGAAGAACTTAAAGTATATGATGAGCTTTTCCAATGGATTATAAACAACGCTAAGTCTAAAACTTTAGACGTTCGAGAAATGTCGTTGATCTTTTTGACTAGTCATAATAACGTGTCGCGAATTATGCGATTCACAAATGCATTCCCAACAAGCATTGGGTCTGTTGAATTCAACACTCAGATGTCCGACGTCGAGTACGCGTATGTAGACGTTTCGTTTCGATATGACCGATTTGAGTTTGTATAATTAAATTATGACGTTAGATGATATCTTGGCTATGTGGAGCACAGACTCCAAAATTGATGAAGTGAATCTTGATGAAACTAGTATAAAGGGCGCTAGCCTACATGCTAAATACCTTGAACTATACAGCCACGCAAAGTTGCGTTTGAAAAAACGTGAACATGAGCTTGCAATTCTTAAGAAAGACAAGTGGTTGTATTACAATGGCAAAATGTCTAAAGAGGAAATGGATGCTAAAGGATGGCCTTATGATCCGTTCAATGGTCTCGTTAAACCATTGAAGAGTGACATGGATATATACTATGACACTGATGTTGACATTGTTAAATTAAAAATGATTATTGAATATCAACAAACTATCGTTGAGACTCTAAAAGATATTCTCGATAACATCCGTTGGCGCCACACGACAATCAAGAACATAATCGACTTCCGTCGATTTACTGCAGGCGTATAATGACGGTTGAATTTGGCTATTTTATAAATAGTTACATGAAAACTCATAAACTAATGATTAAGACTCATGTGGTAACTGGCTTAAAATATCTATGTTATACTAGAAGCGAAGGCGAAGCATATTCTTCATATAAAGGGTCTGGCACTCGCTGGAGAAAACATTTGGCCAAACATGGGGATGATATAGCAACTGAGCTAATTTATGAAACTGCTTCATACGAAGATTTTAAGAAGTTTGCCATTTCCAAGAGTATTGAATTTGATGTAGTACAATCAGATGACTGGGCTAACTTAAAAATTGAAGAAGGAGATGGTGGTGATACGGTGTCAAACAAGATGTGGATTACTGATGGTCAAATCGACAAATATATACTTAAAGATTCGTTAATTCCTGAAGGCTGGTCTAAAGGTAGAAGCAATTGTGTTTTTAATGATAAAGACAATCAGAGAAAATTTGGCAAATTAGCATCAACTGAAAATAAGATAGCCGGAATGAAAAAGGCGTGGTCTGACGGTAAAATGGATAAACGGGACAATTCTAAATGTGGATGTAAAGGAGAAAACAATGTTGCATGCCGTCCTGAGGTGAGAGCAAAAATAAGCAAAGCTGCTAAAGAAAGAAGCGAGGAACAATCAGAAAGAGCTAAGAAAACGCGATTTTGGGAAAAGAGCGGAAGATGGAAAAATAAAAATGATGATAACGATATCCAAAGTTGATGAAACCAAAGTTCATTTTAATGCCGATGATCGCGGAGCATTGATGGAATTACATGAACACTTCAGCTTTTTCGTTGATGGTTATAAGTTCATGCCCGCATATCGTAATAAGCTTTGGAATGGAAAAATATATCTGTTTGACGCGCGCACGCAGCTGTTGCCGTATGGACTTGTTCTTGACGCAATGAAGTTCCTACAGTCACGCAACTATGAAGTTAGCGTGGATGATTCAATGCGCGATACTTTTCAAGTTGATAAGAAAGAATTGGTCACACGTGCAATTGAACGTGATATTCGTTTCCGCGGACAATGCATCACTCCTTATGATTATCAGCTCGATGCATACAGTCATGCGCTGTCCGAAAAACGTAGTTTAGTTATTAGCCCAACTGGTTCAGGTAAGTCGTTGATCATTTATTTGATGATGCGTTGGTATCTTGAAGAACATGAAGATAAGGTGTTAATCGTTGTTCCAACAACTTCTTTGGTCGAACAGATGTATAAAGACTTTGGTGAATATAGTTCACATGATGATTCGTTTAATGTTGAAACGGAAGTACATCGAATTTACAGCGGTAAGGAAAAGATTGGTATGTCGCAACGTGTAATTGTTACGA